GATGAATGTATTAATAAAGATGAAAACGGAAGTATTGTAAAACTAAAATTTAGAAATACTGAATTAGATGGTATAAAGCAAGTAGAAATACAAGAAGAATTTGAAAAATATATCGACTATTTCGACTTTGAGAAAAAAGGTTTTGAATATTTTAGACAAATTTTAATTGAAGGTGAGCTTTATTTTGAGCATATTATTCACAAAGGTTATACAGAAGATGGTATACTTGGTGCAGTTATCTTACCTGGGGATTTAATTGACCCGATATATGATAATATTAATAATATGATTATTAAAGGTTATATTTTAAGAAAACCTATTTTTGATCCTAATAAACCAGAAAAAATTGAAAAATTTGATTTTATACCAATGGATGAAAATCAGATATCATATATAAATTCAGGTATCTGGAATCAAGATAAAACATTTAGATTACCTTTTATTGAAAATGCTAGAAGAGCGTATAGACAACTTTCGTTAGTAGAAGATGCTATAGTAATATATAGACTTGTTCGTGCCCCAGAACGTTTAGTCTTTAATGTTGATGTAGGTAATATGGCCCCGCCTAAAGCTGAAGCATATCTTAGAAAGCTAATACAAGAATATTGGAGTAAAAAGACTTTTGATTCAAATCAATCCGGTCAAGTTCAAAAGTTTAACCCTCAATCAATGCTAGATTCGTTCTGGTTTGCTAAAAGACAAGGTTCAGAAGGTACATCAGTTACTCAGTTAGCTGGAGGTGCTAATTTAGGTGAGTTAGCTGACCTAATGTATTTTGTTAATAAACTATATAAAGCATTAAAAGTGCCTCTCAATAGATTAAACCCTGATAGTCAGTTTAGTGATGGTACTGAAATATTAAGAGAAGAATTAAAGTTTGCTAAATTTATTATTAGAATGCAACAGCAATTTGCATCAGGTCTTAAAAATGGCTTTATTACACACCTTAAGTTAAAGGGGTTATTTGCAGAATATAATCTTAAAGCGCCGAATTTACATTTAGAGTTTAATGTTCCTACTAATTTTTATGAATTAAGAGAAAGTCAAAAGTTAGAACTTAAAGCTACAAACTTTAACTCATTAGCGTCTAATGAATTTGTTTCTAATACATATGCTCAAAAACGATACCTTGGATGGAATGATGTTGATATTAAAGCTAATAGAGAGTTCTTACGTAAAGATGCTGAATTCCAATGGGAGATACAGCAAATTGGTGCTGGTGGTCCAAGCTGGAGAGATGATATCGAAAAAGCTGCTGCTCCAGAGGCCGCAGCAGATTTAGGAGGTGCACCTGCAGGTGATGTTAGTGCAGAAACTCCACCTGATTTCGGTGGGGGGCCAGCTGATGTTGGAGAACCAGCTCCTGAAGAACCAGCTCCTGAAGAACCAGCTCCTGAAGTTTAAATTAACTTTCTTTAAGAACTAAAGTTAAACGATTACCACTATCTAAAACTTGTAATAATGTGGCTGACTTTGCAGTTTGTTGCTCGTTAATATATAACGATAAAAGTGTCGGATCATTACTAATACTTTTAGTTGTTAATGTATCTGTACCTCCATATGGGTTAACTCTTGTATAAGATGCTACTGTAGATAATGAAGGTACTACTGAAATATGTATATCGCCTGATGCCATATTATTATTTAATATAACCGTTAACTAATTCATTAAATAATTGTATGTCAAAGTGTGAAATAGCTCCAATATCTGGATTTCAAAGTACGAATCTTAATTCAAAAGTAGATAATTTTAATAGACTTAGTGATAGAATACTTAGATCTTTAGGTTACCCATTTATAAATGTTGAAATTCATAGGGATCAATTATATGAAAATATTAGTTTAGCTACAGAGTACTTTAGTAAGTTTGCTGGTTACACAAAAGAGTATCTTATTTTTGATAGTAATTTATATAAAAAAGATTATGGTATAAAATTAGATGATTTATTTACTCTTCAAAACAGTGAAACTTATAAAGAACAAAAAGATTTAAAAACACCAAATAAAGATTTTACTAAAGAAATTGACAATTCAGAAACAGTATATACCACAACATCAAGTATACCTGGTTCAGTTTTTACTTCTATCAGTAGTTTGTCTTCAGCTTTACAAAATGGTATTTCTGCAAATAATATATTTACTGGTGATTTTTATCAAGAGATTATAAAAGAAGTACCTACAGTTAGTGCATTATTTGTACCTCAAGTTAAAAATAATTTTACTAGAAAAGGTACTGTAGTAAGTAACGGTGATAATTTTATTAATAGTTTTGATTATGATTTAATGGATTACCGTAAAGTAATGGCAGTTACTGATTTTGAAGAAGGTTCATCAACCGGTATTAATACATTGTTTACTATTGAACAAACATTAGCACAACAAACATATTTTAGTTATGCAATGGGTAATTATGGTTTTGATTTAATTAGTTGGTATACTTTAAAAAATTGGCTCGAAACTAGAGAAAAAATGTTAGCAACTAAACGTTCATATAGTTTTGATGAAAGAACGCAACTTCTTAGAATGTACCCACAACCTAATGCTAGTAGTAGTAATGTAAGATTTTATGGAGTTGTATCATGCTACGTTGAAAGACCAATAAGAGATATATTAAAAGAGCTTTGGGTTTATCAATATTCATTAGCATTAACTAAAATGGCAGTTGCAAATATTAGAGGTAAATATGGTAGCGTAACTTTATTTGGTGGAGGTAGTTTAAATTCTTCTGACTTAATGACTCAAGGATTAGCAGAGAAAGAAAAATTAGAACAACAGTTAATGACAGGGTCCGCACCGGGTCAAGGAGATGCAGACCCACCTTTATTCTTTGTTGGTTAATTTTTTATATATGAAAATAAAAAATTGGGATATATTTTTATTTGTTGCTGCATATCATATTGCTTTAGTTTGTTTACTACCTGCTTTTATAGAAGTTTTTTCATGGACAGCAATAGTACTATTTCTTACTACATATATCTTAGGTGGTTTGTCAATTACAGTTGGTTATCACCGACTATATGCTCATAAATCTTATTGCGCAAACCCTTTATTCGAATGGGGTATTCTATTCAGTTCAGCATTAGCTTTTGAAATGTCTGCTCTTAACTGGTCTCATGATCACCGTATTCACCATAACTGTGTTGATACACATAATGACCCTCACTCAATAGAAAAAGGTTTTTGGTATGCTCATGTTCTTTGGTTGTTTGATTATAAACGAAACTTTGATAGTACTTTAGTTGCGGATCTAATAAAAAATCCTCGAGTAATGATTCAACACAATTATTATTCATTTTTTCTAATTGGGGTAAATATATTAACTTTTATAATTGGGTGGATGCTAACTGGAAGCGCGTTGGCTTCATTTTATATGGGGTTTATTGTACGTATTGCTATGATTCACCACTGCACTTGGTTTATAAATTCTTTATGTCATACATATGGCTCTAAGACTTTTGCACGAGAATTGAGTGCAGTTGATAATGCAATAATGGCAATGCTAACCTTTGGTGAAGGTTACCATAATTATCATCATGCTTATGCTGCAGATTACCGGAATGGTATACGTTGGTATCATTTTGACCCTTCTAAATGGATAATTTGGTTAGCTTCGAAAATTAAGTTAGTCAAAAGACCACGTGTAATAAATGAAATAAGTATTCAAAAATCCCTAATATATAAAGATAAAAAAATGATACTTGAGCATATAGAAAATAGAATTGATAATAATGCAAAAGAGTTAAAAGAAAAATTAGAAACCCTTTCTTTAACTTTCAATAATAAAGCATCTATTATTAAAGTAAAAATTCGAGAACTTAACAAATTAAATAAAAACCATCAAAAAGATTTATTATTCGAAGTTAAACATTTAAAGTCATCTTTGAAAGAGACTTGGAACGAATGGTTAAAAGTTACAGAAGAAGCTAATAATCAATTTAAGTTTATACATTAAAATTATTTAGCGTTAAATACTTCGATTAGTTTTTGAATAACTACACTTGCATCTTCAATATCTATTATTTCTGAGGTTGTAGTTGTTTCAGATTTAGATACTTCCTCTTCTGTTTCATAATCGCCATATACATCTTCATCATCAGTAAATGATAAATCTAGTTCATCTGTTTTATCATCATCGATAATTTGAGTTATAGGTTGTGTACAACCTATATCAGTTAATATAACACTTAATAATTGGTTAGTATAACTTTCTTCTTTAGCTCTACCAACAAAATCAATTATTTCTGACTGAGTAAATTTACCTTTTAATGATGCTATTGGAGATGAAAAACTACCGTAGCACATTAATGTTAAATACTTTATTGTTATATCAGCAGAATCTTTTATAAGATAATAAGCACCTTTTTTAATAATAGTAACACCGGTATCAGGTTTATCGGATGCTATTTTAGCCGGTCGCATTAAATTTCTTTGTCTAATTTTACTATTACTAATGATTTTTTCTTCAAATGTCATAACTATATTTATAGACATTAATGAAAAAAAATAAAAAGTTTAGACAAGGCATTTTTAAACCAATTAATTTAAAAAAATATATTGGTAAGGGTTCACCAGTATATCGTTCTGGTTGGGAATTAAAATTTTTTCGATGGGCTGATTTAAATGAAAATATATTAGCTTGGGGAAGTGAAAATATTATAATTCCATATGTTAACCCATTAGATGGTAAAGTTCATAGATACTTTGTAGATAATTTTATCGTATTTAAAGATAGGAACGGTAATACAAATAAGTTTTTAATTGAAATTAAGCCTAGTAAACAAACCCAGCGACCAGTTAAAACTAAATATAAAAAACAAAAAACTATTTTATATGAACAAAAAATGTATGTGACAAATACAGCAAAATGGAAAGCAGCCAATGAATGGGCAAAAAAGAAAGGTTATACATTTTTAATTTTAACAGAAAAGGAACTAAACATATCAAAGTAACTTGTATGAAATATAAAATTAATTAAATATTAAAGACATGTCTAACTTTAAACTTAATACTGTAGATTGTACATTTACACCATCAGAATCAGAAAATAATATAATTTTAGTTGAATCTATTAACGAAACTTTTTTTGATGTATTTGAATGTAGTATCGACGGTAAAACATTTATTTTTGAAAAAATCGGAGAAGAAAATAGTTTACCTCTAGTACTTTGCGATATTATAAAGGATGGAAAACATTATGTTACCGAAGCTTTATTAAAAACAGATAAAGAAGGAGGTATTTTTATAAATGAAAGTTTAATGCATGGTGTTATAGAACAGCAAAAAATACTTAAACCGGTTCATGAGCCTAATATTATTGAAGAATCGAAACTTAAAGAACTAAGTAAAACTAAAGATAATGCTGATACATCAGCTGAAGTTAATACTTTGATAGCTGAAACCATAACTCGGTATAATGAAGGGAAAGTTCAAGAAAAAATGAACGATTATACTAATATATACCAATCACGTTTAGATGAATTTGAAAATAAAAAGAAAGAATTTTTATCTGTAATAGATGAAGAATTTGAAGATAGAGTAAAAACATTTAATAAAGAAATAGATACTAAATTATATGATTTTTTTAAATTAAATGAACAAGATAATAAATTTTTAATATTCAATGAAGCAGAAAAGTTAAGAGAAAGTGTTTCAGATATAAGTGAAAAGTTTAAATTAGAATTAAAAAATATAAAAGAGTTTTCGAAAGAAAATATAAATCGTATTATTGAGAATAAAAGTGAAGAAATTTATGAAAAAATTTCACAACATACAGGTAAATTAATTGAGCAAAATAAGAAAACTATTTCTGAAAATATTGATAATCTTTCTAATGCGTTTAGTGAAGAATTAAATGAATTAAAATTAATAAAAGATAAAATACCTGCAACTGATAATAATATAATTGAAAAACAAAATAAAAAATTTAAATCAATTCTTGAGCATGTTAATTCTAAATTTAACCAGCTAAATAAAAAGGTAAAGCTAATCTCTGAATCAAAAAATGATGAATATAATCAATTATTAGCTGCGGTAAACAATAAAGAAGTTGTTGAGTATAAAACTATTTTAAGGGAAAAAATAGAAACTGCAGAATTAAGTTCAGTTAAATCAGAATTACTAAATGAATTAAACGGTAATATTCAGAATGAAGTTCGAGGTATGAAACGATATGCTGAGATGTCAGCAGGCGGGGGTACTAATGCAGTTCAATATGCCAATGGTGGGACGATGAACGGGAACTTAAATGTAAATGGGGAGTTAAAAGCTGATACAATATTAGCCACTACATTACTTTCTGCTACTACAATGGATATTAATTTTGAATTGTCTGGTTTTAGTGTAACTGGAGATATATCAGCTAATGGTAATATAACAGCAGGTGGGGTTACATCAACTGATGATATATCTGCTAGAGATATAATTAAAAGTAGTAGGTTAAATGTAGGTAGTGGTAATTTATTTGTTGATGATGGTACTTCTTCTGGTAATGCTTTTGTTAAAATAGGGGCCTATGGTGCTGGTAACTTCTTCGGTAAAGAAGGTTCAGTAAACGGCGCTACATTTAGTTTAGGTGTTGGTAGCGCTGGTAAGATAGTAGAAGATATGAGGATTGATACTTTTGCTTTATCAGGAGCAGGTCTAGTTAATAAATATTCAAACCCTGTAGTACTTGTCACTTCACCGGGTGTCAACAAATATATAGTACCTGTCTCAATGCAAGTTTATAAATCTCAAAGTGGTAGTACTAGGATACCATGGCCTGCAGGTGCTGGTGCAACCGCTTTTGGAATAGGTACATTTGCCAATAGCGGGAATACTGGGGTTTTTAGTGGAATAACTGCATTACCAAGACCTACTGCTATTGTTGATGGGGATTGGTTATACACCAGAAATCAAGGACCAGATACACAAAATAGAATTATTAGTAATAGAGATCTCTGTTTAAAAGGATTTAGTAATATGTCATCTAATACTAGTACCGATGTAATTTACCTTAAAGTAAGATATATGGTAATGTCCGAAGATGGTGATTTTAAATCTATAGCCAACTTACAAATCAAAGACTCTTAACTTACTCTTTAAAAGTTATTGAAAGAGTATAAATAATAATATGGGTTTGAATTTAATAGTGGAAACACCAGCTCCTAAAGAGGAGTTTGAATATATCGTCGAAGAAGGTAATTCTAAAGATAAGCAAAACTTCTTTATTAAAGGGCCGTACATGATGGCTGAAGGCGTTAATCGTAATAAAAGAATTTATCCATTAGATGAAATGCAACGTGAAACTAAGCGTTATGAAAATTTAATGGTTAAAACTGGAAGAGCAATGGGTGAATTAAATCATCCTACTACAGCCGATGTTGATCTTGAAAGAGCTTGCCATTTAGTAACTGAAATGTCTCAAGACGGTAATGTATTCTACGGTAAGAGTAAAGTATTATCTACACCAACAGGGTTAATTGTTAGAAGTCTTATTAATGATGGTGTAAGAGTTGGTATGAGTTCAAGAGCTTTAGGTCAACTTATACCTGAATCTGGTTCAGATGGTGTTAATAGAGTTAAAGATTTTAAATTAGTAGCTATTGATTGTGTTGCAGATCCATCTTTTCCAAAAGCTTTTGTAAATGGTATCTTGGAAAGCAAGCAGTACGTAGTAAATAAATATGGACAGTTCGAAGAATCTTATGATACATTTGAAAAAAATATTTCTAATATGCCTTTAAAAAGTAAAGATCAATTTTTAAAAGATAATATCATCAAATTTCTAAGGACCCTTTAATAATATGAAAGAAGTTAAAACAAATTTAAAAAAATTTATTAGTAATGTAATGAATCGTAATTATAAAAAAGCTAGTTCAGATTTATCTAACACTATTAACAAGAAAATGGAACAAAAGATATTAAATAATAATATAAATATATTCTAATTATGGACATTAAACAAATTTTATCAGAAGCTACTAACGGTGCACTTAATGACGAAGTGTTATCAGAAATTGAAAACGTCTTTGAGCAAAAGATTAACGACAAGGTTGAAATTCATGTCGAGCAAGCTCTTAACGATCAAGATGAATTATATGCTGAAAAGTTAGGTGAACTTGTACAAAAGATTGACGAAGATCATTCATCTAAGCTGAAAAATGTAGTCCAAGCGATTGACGCTGACAGAGCTACGAAGTTAAAGATGGTCGTTGAAAAGTATGAAAGTGCTTTAAATGGTGAAGCAGAAGGTTTTCAAGGTCAACTAATCGAAAGCATTTCTGATTACTTAGATGTTTATTTAGAAGAAAAAATTCCAGTTGAAAGTGTTCAAGAAGCAGTAAAGAACACTAAGGCTAAGAAAATTTTAGAAGGCCTAAGAAGTCATCTAGCAGTTGATAGTGCTTTGGAAAAAGAAAGCATTAAAGAGGCCGTAATGGACGGTCACAATCAAATTAATGAAGCTTCTAAGAAGCTTGAGTCTGTTGCAGAAGAAAATGCAGTTTTGAAAGAAGAATTAGATACAGCAAAAGCTGGTTTAGTTTTAGAAAATAAAACAGCTAATCTTGATAAGAGAGCAAAGAAATTTATATTTAAGGTTATGGAAGGTAAGGGCGCTGAGTTCATTACTGAAAACTTTGATTATACATTGAAGCTCTTTAAGAAGAAAGAAAGCAATAGGCTCGAGTCTTTGAGAGAAGAAGCTTTAAGTACCAGAGATGACGTCGATAGAGTCATTTACGAAGACACTACACAAGAGATTGTTAGTGAAAGCGTAAGTAGCCCTTATATGGACGAATTATCTAAGTACTAGAATTTCCTATATTGTTTAGGTATTCCTGAGTTTCCTGGTTTTTTAAACCTTGGGGTCGAATATAAAGGAAAAATACAATTATGAATTCAATAAGACCTACACAGGCTTATATCGATGAGAATCGTGCTGCACAATTACTTGAAAAGTGGGCTCCAGTTTTGGACTACTCTTCGAAGAGCGTTGCAGTAATTGAAGATAGTCACACTCGTTTAAATACTGCTATGCTACTTGAAAATCAAGAAGCATGGTGTATTCAAGAAGCAGGACCTAATTACGCTCCTACTACCGGTAACACAGCTGGTAATGGTGGTTCTTTAGGTAATGACTTCGGTACAAATGGTCGCACCAGACCTTCTGGTACACCCGGTGCTGATGATTATGCATCCGGTGACTATCGTCTACCAAAGATTCTTATCCCAATGATTCGTCGTACTTTTCCCGAGTTAATTACAAATGAAATCGTTGGTGTTCAACCAATGGCTGGTCCAGTTGGACTTGCATTTGCTCTTCGTTATCGCTACAGTGGTGAAACACTTGGCCAAGGTATCGATGGTAAAGGCGGTAACACTGGTGGCGGTGGGGGTTCCCCAGTAGGTGGCACTTTAGCCAACTCTACTTACCCTCTTACCGGTGAAGCTGGTTACCAAGAATTAAACACCCAATACACTGGTGTCTCTTCCGACTTCTTAGTTGGTAGATTC